TCCTGCCTCTTTGATAACGTCTCCAATGCGCTCTATAAACTCAGGAGTATCTATGTCAAGACCTAATGTACCGCCTTGACGCACATATGTCCCAAGGCCGTCCATCAAAGCACTTTCAAAGTCTGCTCCACCTGCTAATCGCCTTTGCATCTTAACAAGACCAGCGGTCATATCATCACGCTGTATTCCACCGTATTTAGCGTCTAGTGTTTTCTGATCTAATCCTAGTTTATCTAACGCTTTATTTGTAAGCTGTGAACCGTATAAATCTACAAAGCCACCAAGTACATCGTCATTTACGGCAGCATTTACAAACTTAGCTGTGTTTACAACCTTATCAAATCTCTCTATGTCACTAGCAGCTTTAGCAGAGGCTGATAAAAGTTTTTCACTTTGGGCGCTAAATGTCCCTTGTAAAGCTAGAGCTTCTGCTCCTTCAGCTACCTGCACTAATCCCTCTCTGTAGCCCCCAGCACCCGCTAAAATAGCAGATCGTAGGATGTCACTAGTGTCTCCTCCAGTAGCTGCTGTTGATCCAGCAGAAGCTACAGCAGCGCCAACTGCCTTAGCTAGAGGTGCTGACATAGATGTACTAGCGGCAAGATAGCCGCCTAGTGCACTCCCTGCCCCAGCCGTTGCTACCATAATTGCTAGAGCTTTTAGTCCGTCTTGTACTCCAGTATCTTTTACTTCTTTAGTTCTAATCTCAGAAAAGCTAAGAGGATCGTAAAGATATGTAGAACCGTCTGATGTTTGACGGAAAGGATTTACGCCATACTTTGCGTACAACGACTGTACCATAGGATCTCTATTGTAAGCCTCTACAAGAGCATCTTGATAAGAAAGACCCTCTGTAGTCTGTAAGAAAGCTACCTGCTCAATAAGTATAGGCTTAATAATTGATTGAAACTCTGATATTTTTTCTTGAGAAGCGCCAGTATGCTCTCCGTAGTTTCCACCAAAGTCTTCAATAGATTTATCAAAGGCACCAGCCTGCACATTGTAACCGTAATAATTGCTGACAGCTTGTTGTGTCCCCGCCTGATCCGTAATTGCTACTTGATTATAGACATTTTCTCCTATTTTTTGATCTGGTCTACCCTGCCAGTTTGCTAAATAAGTAGGAGATGCTGTTTCTCTAAGATAAGTTTCTGGGTCTACTTGTATTGCTGATAAGTTACTCTTAAATGCTTGGTCATAATAATCGTCTACTTTATCAACATCATCTATTTTGAAGTAATCCGCACCCTCTTGTAAATTTTTTTTATAATTAGCAATACCGCCAGTAAGAGTGTAATAGTTGTCTGTTCCGGGGCTTACTTCAAATGTAGGGACAGCAAAGCCCCCTCCCGCAGGAGTCCCCTCAAGATCAAAATCTATAAGATCAAAAATATCGTAATCAAAAATACTAAAATTTTCAGGCATAGTAAAATTTTTTAACATCAGATACTTATTTCCTTGTCTTCTCAAATGAGCGCATTGCACCTAAACCTAACATACCCATAAGGACAGGCATCATAGTTTCTAGTGGTACTAAAGGTATAACAATGTTTACTTCTGCTAGAGCCAATACAAAGTTAGAAAACGGGATTGTGATAAAGTTACCAAACATGCCCAATCCGCATGTCCAGCCAATGAAGGGTCGCCATCCAGAAACAAATAAACTAGAGTGTCCTGCCTCTACTTTGTTTACTTCTAGCTGACCTTTAGCTAACTCTTGAGCATGACGCTCAGACATGGTAGCAATCTCATGAGCCAAAGCATTCTTTTGGTCTTTGTCCTCAATAAACTTATCAAGCAACCCTGATACTGGGCCAACCAAACTAGCTACTATGCTCATACTCAGCTACCTCAATAAAACTAGGGGCCACCTTAGCAGCCCCCAGTTAGATGGTTATTACTTAGGAACAACCAAAGTTAAACCTGACTCAGGACGCAGTACAGCAACGCCATACAGAGTATCTGAGGTAAACAGGTTAGCAAGGAACTCTTGCTTGTACTGAGTCTGAGAGCGAACACCCAGTTGTTCAGCCATTACAATTGCATCCTTCTGGAGCAGCAAGGCACCCAGAGAGTCTACAGCAGAAGCAGAGTTATCAGCAGCAGTCTCAACAACAGGGCAGTTGGTGCTAACAAATACTTCAATGCCGTACAGTTGACCAATCTGACCATTAGTGACTTGACCGTTGTTTACGAAGTCAGAGCTTACGTAACGATCAATACCCATGATGGTGTTGCGTACTGAAGGAGGAATGACGAAGCAACGGTTTTCCATTGGTACGTCTTGATCGTCCAGCTTCTGAATGATGCCACGGAAACCAGCGTCGGTGAATACGTCAGCAGGAACAACCGTGTCAGCAGTGTAGGTAGACAGGCCATTAGAGGCATCTACGAAGAACGTACCGCCGTTGTTTAGGTAAGTCGTAGAAGTTGTACCGGAAGCACCAAGGCCAGTAGCCAAAGAGTGCAGGTCAGTGTCAACTTGCTTAGCCAAAGCGTAGCCAGCATCTTCCGTGTAGAATTGACGCAGTGAAGCCAGAGCTTGTACGTCGGTGATGTCTTCGATCAAGCGAGAGTATTCAAAGTGCTTGTTGATTGAGATTTGAACTTCGCTTTCCGTAGCGTTCTGTACCGTTACAGCAGTGTTCTCTGCTTTAGCGTGTGCATCACCACGGACAGGCTTAGGCACATGGATCGTATTGCCCTTCTTGCCAGCCATAGACATCTTCTTGACAAGGTTTGCCAAGACAAGGTTCTTCTGATATGCAGCAATAATCTCGTCACTCCAAATTTCTGGAATGAAAGTAGCTGCGCTAGTGTTGTCAACGAACCCGCCAGTTGCGGGATATGTAGAATCAGTCATAATAAATATCTCCTAAGATATACTATCTGACCCGTTTCTCCGCATACGCCTTCATAATTTCAGGTTGTAAGGCAGCGTAGCGGTCAGGGTCTGTTTTCATAAGGTTAATAATGTCTGCGCGTCGGTAGATCTTCTTAGGGGCTGACTCAGTGCTACCACTGGCATTACCAGTAGATGCTGTCTTAACTGATTGCTTACGAGCTTGTTGCTCTACAGCGGCAGTCTGTTGTACGATGTTCTGTCGCTCTTTCCACAAGTTAAATAACTCATCGGCGGCTTCGTGATCGTACTGTTGGTCTGCTGCTACAAACAGTCTAGTCCTGACCTTAGAGGCTTTGATCCATTCAGCAAAGTTAGCATCTTGTAGTATCTGCTGCATGTCAGGGTGCTTACGTTGTAGCTCCGACATAGCAGTACTATGCTTGTATTGCTGAGTGAGTGCTTCAGCTTCCTTAATCTTAGGGTGGTTTTGAATCGCCCTATCTACAGCCTTATCAGGGTCTGTAAACCAATCTACTTCTTCGTCTTGTTGGGGTGCTTCTTGTTGATCTTGAGTGAGTTGAGTCTGGATATACGTATCAACAACCTTGCGTAACTCACCTACTTCAGAACTTTGTCGGCCCAACAGCTTCTCAGCTTCTTGGTGCATCTGTACAAGTTCTTCAGCAGACTTGCCTTTATACTTGTCGGGAATCTCAGGTTCCTGTGGTTCAGGAGTTTCCTGTTGCTCCTCAGTAAAAAGTTCTAGTTGTTGTTCGTCTTGGTTATCCTGTTGACGCTCAGGTTCAATAATCTTAGCCATTATTAACTCCGTACCTTAGTATTGTGGAGAACTTTATTATGAAGGTTCTCTAGGAGGATTGCCTTCTCTCATATGCCATGTGTGATTCTCTCTTTCTAGCCCACTTAGCATGTGCATCAGGGAAGTCACCACTGATACCTTCTAAATTAGAGCGTACTGGAGAAATTACACGCTTTGCGTCTAAGCCACAACCGCACCTAGAAGTTGTGACATCAGACTTTACTAAATCTTCAAACAGGTGCCCACAAGGACATCTAAAGTCAAACAGCCTCATTTAGAGCTTCCTCAGTGTCTTCGCCTGATTCTGCTTCTGCATGAGCGTTATCAATCTGTGTTTCAAGATTAAAGATTGTTGCTAGGATAGCTAACTGACCTTTGCGAAAGTTCAAGTTATCATTATCCGTAGTCAATTCTACTGAGTTGATCTGTGCAACATTACCTTGTAAATCAGAGATTAGCTGTTTCCAGCCTTCTGAACGAAACATCGCAAAGTAATTGTTGAAGTAAGTTTCTAACTCTTGAGTCATTGTATTTTACCTTTGTTAAAGAATACTTTGTACGTAAAGTACATATACATTATATCATACTTTTTTGTATTTGTCAAGCGTTTTTTTAACTAAATGTTTTTATTACTACAGCCACAATCAACACAGAAATTATAGCCCCAATAAAGAGAGTAACACCTCCTACTAATACTTGGTGCATTAGTTTTTCTCTTTCTTTCTTTCTACGAGCTAACATAGCAAGATGCTGTTTTCTACGATTCTCTTGATCTGCTTTAGCAGACTTAAAATCATCAAGTAGCTTTGGGTCTGCTACAAGTAGTAAATCATTTACACTTTGCCAGTGTCGCTCGTACTGTCTTCTTAGCTGTACAATTCGTAACAAATCGTTCTGTGACAGCGGCTTGAAGGTTGAGTTTTTACGCTCTACTTCAAAAGTATCTAAGGCTTCACCAAAGTCTGAGACCATTCCCATAACTTGATGTATGCCTTGCCCTGTTTCATTAACCTTTTGTATTAAAGTGTTAATAGTCGTCAGGGCTGCACTTGCCGCTGCTACAGATTCAATTATCATTATCGGCCTCTACGAGTACCTGTGCGTTTCTGTTGAGTCATCGGCTTCTTTTTCTTTTTGCCGCTCATTGCTTTTTTACCGTATCCCATACCGTATCCGGGCATAATTATCTCTCCTGTAGACAATTAACATTTCCACCTGCGTCTAGCTTGTCTAATTCTAGAGTTAGGATCGTTCCTAGTTTTAGCGGAACTTCTTTTTAGCTGCCCTAGTGACCTAGCACAGTAAGATTTACGTCGCTTAGCAGCTTTACTACCTGCTTTAACTTTACCTGTAACAGCAGTCTTTAGCTTACTGCCGGGGTTAGCGGCTCTGTAAGCCTTAACGCCTTTCTCAGTCATGCCTGCGCCAGACTTAGTAGAACGATAGTTACCACCTTTGCCTGTAGTCTTGCGTATAGGTTTATCTCGTCGTGTTGCCATAATTATGCCGCCTTTGGTGCTGGCTTTTTAACCGGCTGCTTCTTGGCTTCAAGCTCTTTGATTTTAGACTCTAGTTCTTCAAACTTCTTGTTAACTTGATCTACAATCTGCATTAGCTCTGTGCGTGTAACTACCATCAATTTATCCTTGTCTCAGTTGAAGGGGTTGCTGGGGTTGCATGGGTTGCTGTTGAGGTTGATTCTTTATGTCAATCTCTTTCTCTTTCAAGAATGTCTGAGCAATCTTCATGCGTCGCTCAAACTCCTTGTCCTCTTGGTCTCCTGCCTTCAGGTTAGCTGTAACTGCCTTAATCTGGTCAATCTGTAGCTCCTGTGGTGCAAGCTGTGTCTCTACAGCAATCTTCTGCGCTCTAGCCTGAGACTCCTGTGCCTGACCGTTGAGTGCTGCTGTCTGAGACTGCTGGAAGGCCATCTGTGCCTGTGCAGCCGCTTGTTGCATCTGCTGTTGTTCAGGTGTAGGCTGTGATGCTTGCTCTGCCTGCTTTAGCTTAGCCATTAGTTCTTCACGGTTAGACAGGTTCATATTGTCAATCATTGACTGAATTAACGTGTTGTACAATGGAGACTCTGCTGGCATGGTTTGCAACAGTTGCACAAGTTGTGTTACTTCGTACTCACGAGCAATGATGCCCAAGGTAGACGTAGTGTTAAACTTGTAGTCCTTGACAGGATAGTTCTCAGGATCAAACTGCATGTAACGACAAGCAGCCATTTTAACAAATGGAATCAGGAAGGACTGTTGAAAGTTAATCAAGGTGCGTTTGTGACGCTTGATGATTGCACCAAGGGACATACTGATACCAGCAGCCGTAGCGTCACCGTTAATACTGCCGGGAATACCAGCGGAGTCAATAGCACCTGTAGACATCTGAACCATCTTCTGTAGTTCTGCTGCCTGTGCAAAAGTAATCTGACTGACTTGACCAAAGTTGAATGGATTAAGCACAGTCTTAGGGTCGCCGTTGGTTAAGATAATTTTACCGGGGCGTACCTCTGGCCTAGAGCCTCTAGGAAGCCGTGTAGCGTCCATAGCCATCATTGGATGCACGGTTAGGGCTAGGGCATCAATACGTGCCCGTAGCTCAGTATCAAGCGCCTTCTGGCTGTTGTAGCCTTTTTCACACACACCACGGCCCCAGAACCTACCGGGAACTACATCCCAAGGAAAGGCCACTACAGGACGATCCTGCATCATGTATGGATTAGCTTCTGCTTTTAGCAGGATGCCTCCATTAGCCACAACCACAATAGCTTCGACGTAATAGCTTGCATCTTCGTCTTTCTCCGGTTCCTCTACTTCAATATCAGCAATGTCCTCATCATCGGCAAGCATTGCTTCCTTTTCACCAATCTCCAAGAGATAGCGAGGTACAAGACCGTAGTACTTAGTTAGGCGTACTTTGTCTTCGTCGTAGCTGGTAAGGTCTTGATCTGGCTCTAAGTCATAAT